ACAGCATCTTCAACGCACACGCCAATGCAAGGGCCAGATACCGGGGTGTTTTTCACACCGTCAGCGCCTTTGTATGCAAGTTCACCAGCATTGATTGCAGCGCTATCATCTTTGGTCACTTCGACAACGCCAGAGATAACCAGCGTGATGCGGTCACCTGCAGCGGTTGCGGTACCGCTAAGGATAGGAACACCATCGCGGTCGATACTTTTTACGATGCCCGTCAAGTCATTTCGGGTATAGAGTTGGCCGGGTACAATGGCCGTTTCTCCGGATTGGAGTACAAGGTCGATAATATCACCAGGTTGGATGTAATTCGTCATGACGAATAAATTTGTAAGGTTTAAAAATGGGAGGTGATTAGCCTCCCGTGATCGTTCTTTTTCGTGCGCGGTTGTAGGCGATTATGCACCAGCGTTCCAAACGGCACCCTGATAGCCAACGGCGGCAACACCAAAGTCCAAACGTGCTTTGTATGCAATACCATCGGTGCGGAAATTGGTATCCATTTCCATGAATGGCGTTTGAACACCATCCAAGAATGCAACTTCCAAAACAGGTGCAACCGTTGGGTCAGCAAACAAATACTGCTGTGCGTTCAACTGCTCAGTAGCGGTTGGGGCTGCAGTAGTGGTAGGGTCGATGTAACGCAAAGACACACGGAAATGAGTGATAACGAATTGGTCATTCAACTCCAACAACTGCTCAGTAACCAATGGAGCAGCAACCTGTCCACGTTGTACATAGAAATTGTAGGTGCTAAGGTTGCTCAACTGAGTTTCAGCACGTAAATAAGACTGAGAAAGATTCTCGTAAGGAATACCCAAACGCTCTTGGATAAACTTTTTTTCTGCTACTACACTATTCATATTTTTAGTTTTAAGATTTTATACTTATGATTTCGTATTTTTTTAACGATTAATAGTCCATTTCACCTGCATCAGCACCTGTGAAATCAGTGCTTGGGGCTGTGAAAGTGTCAACCGCACCCATCAAAGGAGCATTTGCACTAATATCTTCACCCATCAATACCTCACCCATGTAGGTATTATCGTAACCTGTGATACCTGCAGATTTCAAGTAAGGGTCAACCAATCCTGCAACTGAAGTTGCAATCATACCTGCACCAAGACCTGTTCCTACAGAACCCTTAACGATGGTAGGGGTGAAAATACCGATTCCCAAAGTGATAAGGTTTTTTACGTTGTCAGAAGCAGTAGGAAGTACCATAGGTACAACTTTGTTCTGAACTACTTTCGCAGCGACAGCACCTGCACCTAACGCTGCAGCACCAATCAATACTTCTTTAGATAGAATGTTCATAATGTTCAAATTTATGTGTTTTTTTTTATTTTTTGCTAATTACGTAGTAAAGTAAAATCGCACCTATTGCGTAAGGTGCATATTTTTTAATCATTGCCATATAGTCCATAGGTTGATTTACAAGCGGAGAAATCCCTTTTGAAGGGTCGTAGGTTTGTGAAGTTTGCGTAGCAAAGGTCTGCACTTTTGCAGGGTCAGAAGCAGTTGTTGTTATTCTGTCTTTGATTACGCTGACATTTGTTGGAGGTAAAGCACCGAGCATCATATTATTTTTTCTTAGTTGCGAAATAGTAAACTGCACCACCGATAGCGATGATTGGCAGCAATGAACCGAAATTGAATGAGGTTGAATCGGCAGGGGTAGCAGCAGGAGCAATCACAACTTCTTCCTCAGAGGCAGGAGTTTGTTTTACTACGTCCAAAATGGTAGGGTATAATTCAGCCAAAACTGCACCAACAGAAGCACCGGCAGCAGTACCCGCAGCAGGGATAGCACTACCAACAGCAGTAGCAACCGCAACAATCGCTGCTTGAATTGCTCCTACGTCAGTTGCTCCAATTCCTTGAATACCTTTCTTTTTCAACAATGACTTCAATTTTCCGAGCAATCCCAACTTTTTAGCCGGTTTACTTGCTCCTTCTTTGATGGCATTTGTCAACGCTGAATAATCACCGCCAACCCTTGTCCAATCATTTTTCAATTTGTTGGTATCAACTTTTTGCATTTTGGTAGCAATCCCATCGTAGTTTCCTTTGATAAGACCCAACAAAACGGCTCTACCACCTACAAAGGCAGCAGATTTGAATTTACCTGCAACGTCTTGTGCAGTAGTTTTGATTTGTTGGCGTTTGTCTTTTGAAATGATGGTGACTTTTCCAACTCCTTTTGAGCAACTTGTGCAGTCAGCACCAATTCCTGCCATATATCTAACGTTCATATCTTGTGTATATCTGTATGTTGGTTTCTTTTCGGCATTGAAAATGCCATACACCGCATCAATAATGCACCCATCTTCTGTTACAACGTAAACGTGAGCAGGAATAGGATTGTTATTGTACGATGTGTATACAAATTTATAGGGTATTTTTAGGTTTTCCAATATAGAGGCAGTAAACAAAGAATATGATTTACAATCCCCTACACGTTTTTTCAGTAGTGCGGAAGGTAGTTTGATAATTTGTTCACCCCCATCAGCAACGTAAGTAAAGTTACTTTTAATGTAATCAAATATCTTTTTACAGGTTTCTTTGTTGGTGCGACCCTTGAAACCTGCTTAGAAAATTCTACCATTTGGCTTTTCGCCTTTGGTACTAACTTAACAAGCAGGTCACGAATGTCCTTGTTATCCGCTTGTGACTTATAGGTCACGTCTATCCCTTGAAAACTTGGTTGGCTCATTTTAGTACAACGCTATCTGTGGTTGGAATGGTATTGGGGTTGATGGCGAACTTTTCATTGATTGAGAAAAACAACATACGCTTGTTCATATCAACAACAAACACCGGCAAGGTCTTTTTCAGTAATGCTTGAACAAGGGTAACGCCTGTATTCTGTGCATTTATCTGAAAGTCAAGGTCAAAATAACTGATACCGCCTTTAATCTCAAAGGGAATAGAAGCAAAAGAGCCGATAACTTGATTGTTAACGAGCAACTTGCCATCAATACCCCTCATTTTCACTCTTGTATTGGTAGGATTCAGCAGTTCCATCTTGATACGTATAATGAAATCATTGATAGAGCCACCCCTAATAAACTTGATGCCGACAGGCTTGTAGATAACGTTTTCTCCAAGTTCATAGAGTTTATACATTCTGTATGCTACAAATGCACCCCCTATCTGCAATATGTTTTTCAATCGCTTATCCATTAGGACAAATATAGAGCAAAAAAAATAAGTTGTTTTGGAGGGGTGTTTTCGTTAGTTTTGAATAAAATAAGTGCAAAATAATGCAAACAAATCTTGAAAAAAGGGCAGGAAAATACAAATATGACAATCGTTGTCAGGTATCTTACCCCGATAATTTGTACCTTGAAGCCCGTAAATGGGCTATAAAAAAGGGCATCTCTATACAGGATATGCAACGCAAGGCAATGGAATTTTACGTAAACCACTTAAATCATGATGCAATCGTATTCGCCGAAAATGGGCAACCAATCACAAGAGCAACTATTAAAAATGATGTCAAACGAGCAAATTCTTATCAGCGATAAGATGCTAAAATTGGAAGTAGAAAACAGAGAAATGTTTTCACGCTACCACAAACTCAGAAGGGCATTTAATGAACTTTTAGAAGTTCACGATGAACTAAGGTCAAGGGCAGGGCTTGACTATTCCGACAAATACGATTGGTGTGAGAAAGCCGGACTGCTTGATGATGTAGAATAAAGTGCAGAATTAGCTGCAGTAAATGTAGTTAATCCTGTGCCACCATAAGCTGTTCCTATGGTTCCACCATTCCAAGTTCCACCTGTAATTACAGTAGATCCTAAAGATAATGCGTTTGTACCCCAAGTAACATTCTCAGGAATATATCCGTGTACGTCCCATGTGCCACCTACTGTAGTGTTATCTAATAAAGCAATATTTGCAGCACCACCAGGAGCAACAGTACCTACTGTAGCCGCAGCATAATCAGTAATGGTAAGTGTTCCAGTAGCGTTATTATTAAACTGGAAAGCAGTAGTATCTGTTAGTGTTGTAGCGTCAGGCAATCTAAATGTTTGTGTACCTGTACCAACTAGCGTTTGATTGTATTGAGAAGCTGCTGTTAGATTAGTTGTACTTGCAGCCGCAGTGATGGTTTGAGTGCCTTGATTAAGACGATTAATAGTAATATTAGAATTAGAATCTCTTAATACGACTGAGTTAGGACCAGATGAGGAAGTAACGCCTGTACCACCATAAGCAACGCCGATAGTAGAGCCGTTCCATGTACCAGAAGTGACTGTGCCTAATGCAGTGACATTACCACTTGCATTTAAGTTAACAGATTTTTCTGCAGGATAAGTAACAAATACAGAAACAGTATTACCTGTTAATGTAAGAGGTGATGTCGTTCCTGATGAGTTTGATAAGACAGTATCTCGTGATAATGTAGTACCTGAAGATGTATAGGTACCAATACCTACTTCCCATACTTGAGCTACGTTGTCATATATGGTGTAGTAAGTTGTATTACCATTACCAATAGCTGCAAAGGATTGAAACCCAGGTACCGCCCCTAAGAGCGTAAGTGTACCTGTACCACTTGTCGTGGAGGTTTCCTGGACACGATCCTTGACTACAAGAGCCATTTAAGACTCCTTAGCTTGTTGCTGTTGTTGAATAAGTAACGCTTACTGTATCCCCAGCTGTTGTGATTTTAGCTGTTGTAAATGCACCTGCTGAATACAATGTACCACCAGTATTACTTTGTGTAGATGAAGCACCAGATCCTAATACTAAGAAGCAACCGCTTACTGTACCACCACCACCTGTAATTGTGTATGTGATTGCAGAAGCTGCAGATGTAGTTACGTTTGATGGTGTAGATCCAGATGATGTTGCTGAAGCAAATACTGCTGTACCACGCACTGCTGAACCACCTACTGTGTAGTTAGTAAATTCTGTCCAACCAGCATGTGATGTCATTGTATCAGAGCCTGTACCAAATGTTGGTGATGCTCCACCAATCAAGCCTAAAAATGGACCAGTTACAGAATATGAAGATCCTTTTAATAAAGTATCTAACATTAATTCTTTACCTATTGCATTTACTAAATTAGGGAATGACTCTTCCCATTTTAAATTGCCATCTTTGTCACGGCATTCAACGTGATAGTGGCCTTCAATACCTAATGTTTCATTGGCTACGGCACCAGCATTTAGCGTGATGGTTGCTTTATCACCAAATCCACCTTGTTCTTTTTGAATCATAATAACTCCTTAACTTATTCTTAAAATGGCATTTGTTGAATTTGCCGTTGGAAATTGCACTGTGAAACTAGATGTTGCTGTTTTATCAGAGCCAAAATTTAATACAAAAACTGCTGCATTTGTAGTGCTATTATAAACTAAAGCACCCCTACAAGTAAAACTTGCTGGGCTCCAAGTGACGTTGGAGAAAGATACATATGCCGTATTATTTTCTGTATCTGAAAGTATTGTAGTTGGAGTCAAAGCAATGCCTCCAGCTGAGTATCCTGTGCCTGTTACCTCATTATTTGTGGTATAGACTGTAGTAGTATCATCTAAGTCTGCTAATGCATTATAAAGGGCTATTTTGTACGTATATGGCGTACCTGTATTAAAGTTCTCTAAACCTTTAAGCATATTAGACTTAAATACTGTGCAAGCGGTTTGAACTATCATGAACTAACCCTAAGCTTAGTTTGACCATCACGGTAAGCATCACCTCTTTCAAGGCCATCACCAAGACGTTTAAGTTGCTGCATAGCTTCTTGATACTTTTCTTCGTAGTTTTTAATAACGTCTGGTTCTTGTTTTTGGAATATCATAGCTTCACGCATAGAGCCATAAAACAATACTGGATCATAATTATCGCCTAACCAGCTTGTACCAGTAGCATTAGATATGCCAGTTACAGTAATTACAAGACCTGAACCAGCACCACCTAAACTTGATGCAGTAGCGCTTAATGTATTACCAGTAACATAAAATTGTCCGCCATCTGTTAATGACGCAGAACTTACCACTCCTGAAGAGTTAACTGTAATAGTTGCTGTTGCACCAGAACCAGATCCTCCAGTAAGAGATACATTCTCATACGTTCCTGGAACATATAAGGTACCTGCAGTTGTGATAGCAATTAATGTAATTTGTCCTTGTACAATAGTAGGTGGATAATAAAAATAATGTAATTCAGCATTATAACTAGCGTCTGGTGTTGGGCCCATAATTAAAGATAACTCATTTGTTGCACTGTATTGTGATCCAAACAATGCATAATGCGTTGGCGTTCCTGTATCTGCAGGATTTGGAAATGCTTGACGAATATAGTTAACATCTTTATTTAAAAGATATTCATAATTGCCATCAGCTTTAATAATAGCTAAAGAATAAGTAGATAACCAATCATTTGGAAGTGATAAATACTTATTGCCAGA